AAGCCCTTGAATCTCTGCGGTTACGCCCGCTGGAAGAACGAGACGCGAGACTAAACATGTTTATCAAATACGAGAAGCAAGATCTTGGCAAGGCACCACGTGGCATTAACCCACGTGACCCGCGATTTAACCTTGAACTAGGTCGTTATATCAAGCATGCGGAGAAACCATTCTTCAAAGCTATTAACGAAACCTATGGAGGACACACAGATCACACTGTTATCAAAGGCATTAACGCTGACGAGTCAGGGCGCGTACTACGCCAAAAATGGGATCGATTCAGACATCCAGTAGCCGTAGGCTTGGATGCTGAGAAATTCGATGCACATGTGACCGTTGATGCACTTAAGTACGAACATTCCTTTTACACTGGACTTTTTCCTGGTTCGAGTCGATTGCGATGGCTGTTGAAACAGCAGTTAAGCAATAAAGGTAAAGCGTACGCGAATGACGGGTCTGTAGAGTTCAAGATACAAGGAACACGTTCAAGTGGTGACTTGAATACTTCGCTGGGTAACTGCATCATAGTATGCGGTTGTGTTTATGCGTTTGCGAAAGAACGAGGAGTAGAGATAGAACTAGCCAACAACGGAGATGATTGGGTTGTTTTTATGGAGAGTTCTGATCTTGAAAGATTCACCCGTGGGTTGGATGGATGGTTCCGGAACCGTGGTTTTTCCATGGTAGCAGAGGTTCCAGTGTATGAGTTTGAGCAGATAGAGTTCTGCCAAACAAAACCGATTGCAACTAATACTGGGTGGCGCATGATCAGGAATCATGAGGCCGTTCTCAAGAAAGATCCAATGTGTTTAATTGCGGTACAAAACGATAAGGTTTTCCGCAAATGGATGGGAGCCGTGGGGGAGTGTGGAAGTATCCTTACCAGCGGCATGCCCGTGCAATCAGCCTTCTACAAAGCTCTGTTGCGCAATGGCACCACATGTTCCAGTGGCATGAAACAACACATTTTTAAAGGATCAACAATGCTGCAACGCATCGATGGGCTAGCAACCCAGAACACAGAAATATTGCCATGCTCCCGCGTATCTTATTACTACGCTTTTGGAGTACTGCCAGATCACCAGATTGAAATTGAGAATTACTACCGATCTGCCGTTGTGTCCGATTGGGATGAGCACGCTATTACGCGTGACGCCCTTCATTTGGAACCAGGACTAAAATTAATTGAATTGTAAAATGCCAAAAATGTCACAACGAAAGAAGGTGGTCATGTCCAAACGACCACGAAAATCAACAATCA